CAGATGCAAATGGTATTAAGTCAAAAGCAAAACCAGTTTACCCGTATAATAAAGTAACTCAAACAGAATCAGGTCATGTAATTGAGATTGATGATACACTAGGTGTAGAAAGAATTGCAGTAGAACATCGTTCAGGCACATTCCATGAAATACATCCTGATGGCAGTCAGGTAACTAGAATCGTAAACGACAATTACACTGTAGTGTGTAAAGACGATGAAGTTTGGATTGGTGGTAAGGTTAATGTTACAGTCGGTGGTGATGCAAAGATTTCAGTAAGTGGGCAAACTGATATTACATCTACAAAAACCTTAACGGTAACTTCCCCTGATATCAAACTTTATGCAAACAACATTAGTCTAAATTCATAATGGCCTTTACAGTTCAAATCCCCACTGCATTTGCATGTCCAAATGATGACATCTTTTCCTTACCAACTAAGGAAGACTTAACAAATGCAATCAACAAGATTGCTCAAGTACCAAGTAAGTTAAGAGTTGCAATTGTTGAAATGGGAGAAGAGATTACAGAGGATGTCAAGAAAGAAATAGAAGACATCATCAAGACCATTGAAGATTTTATAGAAACCATTTCAGAAATACTTTCTCCATACTGGAAGAAAGGTAAAGTTCGTAACTGGCAAAAAGAAGCAAGTGATGCAATCACAGAATTTATACAAGAGTTTCATATATACATTCCTACTAAGGTTGCAGAACTCATTACTAAACTCATTCCAATTAGTTTAAAGATTCCAGTTTTTGGATTAACAATTGACTGTGTTAGGTTGATGGATAAAGCATACCAACAAGAACTGCAAGACCAAATTGCAGCTGACGTAGATGGTTTCTTTGCATTGTTACCTGCAAATATGAAAGGGTGGGATGCAGAGTTTGGTGTCAAGTGTGATGAGTGGAAAGCAAAGATGACTTGGCAGTATATCAAAACAGAGATACAAAACTTGTTGACTGGAAATCTATTTGCAGTGTTCAATAAGTTAATAGGTAAGTTTGATAAAATTTGGAAAGCACTGGGACTACCAAGTTTGCCTGGCCTACTTACTATGCCAGATGTGGGTGCAATAATAGATTTAGCTATCAAGTCGTTTACAGATAAAAGAAAGAAACTATTTGAAAAACTTCAAGACCCAAACTTAACTACAGATGCAAAACAGAAGATAATGGATGAGATTGGAGAGGTTAGTAAATCAATAACAGATGCACTTGATAACATTTCTATATTTGGATTTAACATCTCAGCAATCATTGGTGGTAAGATAGACACAACTGTTAACTCCTTAGAAGAGAAAGTAGTTGAGATAAAAATTGCATTTAAAGATTTTTGTGAGAACTGGCAGAAGAAGTTATTGTTTGATTGGGTTAAGATAGTTAAGAAATTCTTTTCTGCAATTGGATTGGGTGCGATATTCAAACCCATCATGTTTACTTTTTGTGACTTCCTAGGATTGATTGGTTTCCCACCAAGTATCCCAACAATAGGAGCGATTGCAGGAGTCATGGATGTTAGTTTAAACGAACCAAAACAGAACACTTACGTTGCAGACAACGGAGATGATTCGGGTGTCTTCCACACTGTTACAGATGGTATAGAAGATACATTTCAATTAACAACTGGTGACGGTGACTTTAAGGTGTTTGTAGACGGAGAAGAGAAGGAATCGGGATTGCTTGGACTAGGAGAATTCATCGTTAGTAATATTACAGGTGGTAAAAAGATAGTGTTCCACAACCCCCCAACAGAAAATCAAGATATTGCTCTTATTTTCGTGTAGACTTTAAAAAACAAACTTGGAAGTGTATAAATAGAAGTATGGCAATAGATATCAAGAATGAATCAAGTACAATTGTAAGTAAGAATCTATGGAAAGATTTGGACTTACTATTTCGTGTACATCCTGTGACTGGAGATGTCGTCACTAGAACAGATGTTGAAGCTGTCAAAAGGTCGGTAAGGAATATCGTTCTTACAAACAAATATGAGAGACCATTCAAACCAAACTTTGGTACGTCACTAAGAGAATTACTCTTTGAACTCAATACGAGTAGACAATTGAAAAAGGTTCAGAGAAGAATCAAAGAAACTTTAGAAAAAACAGAACCTAGGATTATGAATGTTTCTGTACTACTTTCAAATAATGATTCACACGAAGTTAATATAACTATTGTTTATGATATAAAGAATAGTATTAGAAATCAAGAACAAGAGTTCACAGTAACAAGGGCAAGATAATGGCGATTAAAAGTTCACAAATAAACATAACAGATTTAGATTTTGATAACATTGCAGATAATCTAAAGACATACCTACAAGGTCAAGAAACCTTTAAGGATTATGACTTTGAAGGTTCTACTATGTCAGTCCTAGTTGATCTACTTGCATATGCATCTCACATTGGTGCAGTAAACACAAACATAGCAGGTAGTGAGTTGTTCTTAGACTCAGCACAAATCAGAAAGAATGTAGTATCTCGTGCAAAGGATATAGGATTTGTTCCTGCCTCCGAACAAGCATCAAGTGCAACAGTAGATGTCACAATTAACAATGTCAGAAATGCAGACGCAACTTACCCGACACTAAGTGAAATGTCATTGTTAAGAGGAAGTATTTTCTCTACAGTATTTGATGGTCTTGCATATAGTTTTGTTGTACCGAATACAGTTAAACCTTCACAGAATGGAAATTCATACATTTATAGTAGTGTTCCAATCATACAAGGAGTTTATGCTTCAGATGTTTTTGTTTTTGATAATCAAGTTGCAAACTCCAAGTTTGTATTATCAAATGAAAGAGTAGACCGTGCAAGATTACAAGTGTCTGTTAATTCAGGTGGAGTGTCCAGTACATTTACTCTATCAACAGATGTGTCAAACATTAAGACGACATCAAAAGTTTATTACACCCAAGAGAACGAAGATGGATTTGTAGAAATCTATTTTGGTGATGGTGTATTGGGTGCAAGTTTATTAGATGGTGATTTGATTACTGTTACATACATCATGGTTGATGATATACATTGTGACGGTGCAAAGACATTTACATTAGATACTTCAGTCAATGGTTTTTCGGATGCAGTAGTTACAACACTTTCTAAAGCAGCTGGTGGTACAGAGAAAGAGTCTATTGAATCGATCAAATTTAAAGCAACGAAGTTCTACACTTCTCAAAACAGACTGGTAACACTGAATGACTACAAAGCAAAGGTCACTGAGTATTACCCGAACGCAGATGCAGTTGCAGTATGGGGTGGAGAAGATAACAGTCCACCTGAATACGGAAAAGTATTCCTTGCAATCAAACCTTTGAATTCGGATTATCTTTCTGAATCAGAAAAGAAAGTTATCAAGACTAAACTGAATGCCTTAAACATGGTGACAGTCAGACCCGAAATTGTTGATGCTGATATTGTTAAGATTCTTATCTCAACAACATTCAAGTACAACGAAAGAACAACAACACTTTCACAGGGTGAATTAGAGTCTCTTGTTACAACAACAATTAATGATTTCGACAAAGACCAACTAACAAACTTTGATTCAATCTTTAGACATTCAAATTTAACAAAGACTATAGATGATTCAAACTCAGCAATACTTTCTAATGCAACCAACATTAGATTAAGAAAAAGTGTTGCAATAAAGACAGGACAACTTATTGGTTATCCTATTATATTTGGTAATGCATTGTATAACCCTAACTCAGGTTACAACGCAGGCAATGGTGGTATAACAAATACTACTGGTTTTTATGCATTAGGTGATGCAACCAATATCCATTATTTCGATGATGATGGAAAAGGAGTTATAAGAAGATACTACCTATCGGGTGGTACAAGAATTTATGTGGACACTTCTGCTGGAACAGTAGAATACTCTACAGGAAAGATTTCGATTAATGCCATCTCTATTACCTCAACAGTAAAAGTAGACAGTACAATTGATTTCACTTTAATACCGAACAGCAGCGATGTTGTTGCAACAAGGGGTATCTTAGTTGATATCTCTGCTGATGATATTTCGGTTAAGGGTGAGGTAGACACCATCGCAAGTGGTGAAAGTAGTGCTGGTGTAGGATTCAATTCTACATCAACATCAACATATTAATAATGAATAAAGTGGTGAGAGATGATAGGTTTCATGCTCTCAGTAGCATCCCATTAACTTGGTTTTTATAGGAGAAAAACAAAATGGCAGATAAAAAAATAAGTGCATTAACACAGGTAGCTGATTCAGATATCGGTGCAGATGACCTTCTACACATTGTAGACAACCCAGGCGGAACACCCGTCAACAAGAAAATGACCATTGGTCAAATGTTTGAAAATATCCCTACGCATTTAGCGATAGACGATATTGCAACATTAACAGCAACAGCATCTAACCTTGCTTCAACTTTCGCATCTGCGTTAAATTTGACAAGTGCTTCAGCTGACGTTGCTTTTACATTAGATGACGGAACAGATGTTGGACAGTTAAAGATTATCTTTAATTCCCACGAACCTGCGTCTACTTATGTAGCAAACGTAACTGTATCCTCATGGGGATTTTCAGCAACAGGAAGTAACCAAATCGTCATGAACGCTCAAGGCGATGCAGTTATCTTGTTTTGGAATGGAACATCATGGTATCCAGTTTCTAATGTTAACGCAGTAATAAGCTAAGAGTATAAACTATGTCCCATGAGAATTATGCAAAGGATAGGTTATCCTACAGACTTCCCTCTCTGCTCCCCGAGTATTTAAGAGACGAAGGCCCTGTATTAGAACTATTCCTTAAAGCATATTTCGAATATCTTGAGGCAGAAATACTTGTTCTATCTACTGTATCGCACATAGATGGAATAGCGAACGAGGATGGTACAGGCTCTATATTCTTAGAGTCTGCTACCGTTTCTCCTTCCCCCGATGAGGATTCATCACGAATTTTACACGAAAGAACTGGTGACTCATATGCAAGCCCATTTAGAATAGGTGAGTATGTTGTAGGAACAAAGAGTAAATCAGTTGCAAAGATTGAGGTAGTCAATGGTAGTACATTGTATCTTAAATCTATTTCAGGAAATGGTTTCACAGAAGGTGAGACTGTAACAGGAAGAATCTCTCTTCAAACAGGAATAGTTAAGTCCTTTAAAGAGAACAGTATTCTTGCAAACAATCGTCTATTAGATTATTCTGATATTGACAACACGACAGAAGACTTCCTACAGTACTTCCAAAAAGACTTTATGCCGAATATCGATTTGGCATCTCTACAGAACAGTAGATTAACAATCAAAAATATTAAAGACCTCTATAAGAAGAAGGGAACTGAAGAGTCCATTCAGTTCTTAATGAGAGTTCTTTATGCACAAGACGCTGAAATAAGATACCCTGTTAAGGAACTTATTACAGTAGGTGAATCAGGATACTCTCAACAAAGAAAAATGAGAGTCACAATGACCAACGGAATTCCTGAAGCAAATGACAAGGTCACCCAGTATAGTGTTGATGGAAGTGGGACTATCCTTGCACAAGCAATTATAGAGAATGTATATGTAGATGTCGGTGACGACAACTATAGTTTTGAGATTTCCAATAATCATGTTGGTACTTTTACAGAAGGTTCAATAGTAACGATACTAGACAGAGATGGTATCACAACACTTACTGCAACCATCAATGGTATTGTCTCAGACATCACTACAGGTTCTTCAACTTATATATCACACAATGAT